TAAAGAGTTAAGTAAGTTAGGTCTTAATAAGTTTGTTTCAACTTATGGTAAAGAGGCTTTTACTAGCCTAAACGAAACACTAGCTGCGGATACCCCTATGGTTAAGGCAGATAGTGTGCCAATGGTAAATCCTAATTTTGCATCTACTGATAGTGATGATGATGATCCCAATTTACCAATGGTCAAAGACCAGAATCAATCCAACCAACCACAACAGGAACCCCCTGAAGATAAAGGGCCAAACCTCGGCACCGAAGTAGCTACCGAAGCTGCGTTAGAAATATCTAAAAACTTATCCAAACAAGAAGACATTAAATCCCAAACAGAAAAAGCATTAGAACCCAAAGTAGAATTTGGGACACTGACAGAAACAGAAAAACAAACAGCACAGGCACTCATGGGCGATAAACCAGAGTTCTATTCTCGTGCTGTAGATGCTATTAAAAATGCTAAACAAAATAAATTTACTAAAGGTAAATGGAAAAGTATTGTACAAAGTAATTCTACTAAAGATGAAATGGATTACCTTGGTTTATCAGATTATTTACAAGGTAATGAATCTATAACTAAACAAGACTTATTAGATTTTGTAGAGCAAAAAAATATTGCAGATAAACTAAGTGTAGTTGAAGTACCTTTAGAAGATCAATATGATTTTACACAGTTTTCACTTGGAGGTGCAGGTGGTAAAAGGGCTCGTGCTAGTGAAAGCACTAGAGAAATATTAGGTGCAGGCGATATTAAACTTCCTACTATGGAAGGATACAAATCCTCTGTAGAACAATATGTTTTTCAAGTAGATGTGCCTGAACAATGGTCAGCTAATCCTGCTCACTTTAGTAGCAAGTATGCGAGAAATGCTATAGCACATGCTAGAGCACAGACAGGATACTTTAATGCTGACGCTGTAGAAAAAAGATTAGATGCAAAAGAAGCTGATGGGACAGCACTAACTAATGAAGATAAAATTTTAAAAAATGCATCTAGAGAATTAGAAGATACTTTTATTATAGATGAAATACAATCAGATATGATACAAGAGATACGAGAAAGAGGAACTAAAGAAGATTTTATTATAATAAAAGGTAAAGATATTACATCAGATTTTTTACAAAAAAATTATCCTGATTATACAGTTAGAAAAGAACCAATGCTACTTGGAAGAGTTGACTTGAAAACTGATATGGAAAAAAGTCCTAATGTTTTGTATTCAACAGATAGAACTACAGGAAAATCAAATGCAGAATTAAGATTAAGAACAGATAAATTTTATGTTTTTGATAAAGAAAAATTAATTGGTAAACAATCATATGATACAAAAGGTGATGCCCAAGTTCGTGTAGAAGATATAGGATTAAATCCTTTACCTATAACTGAATCAAAAAAGTATGTAGAGTTAGTACTAAATGCCATGATAAAAAAAGCAGTAGAAAAAGATTTAGATAGTATAGGTATAACTAATGGTCAAATACAATTTGATAGATATGAAGGTCAACCTATGGAAGATAAGGAAGGTTTAAAGAAATTCTATGATGAAATTGTGTATAAACAATTAGAAAAAATTGCAGATAAATATAATGTAAAACTAGAAACAGTTGAACTTCCTGGTAAAGGTGAGTTAAAAGAATTTGATGATGTCGGTTTAAATGAACCTACAGAAGAATCAGATGCTTTAAATATAACTCGTAGAACTACAGGGGCATTAAGAGATGGGTTTGTTTTGCGTAAAGTAAAGTATGGAACATTAGCAAATACAATTGAAAGTTTAAATCGTGGAACTGTAGAAGGCGACCCACTTCCTGACAATGCTACACTCCCAGATTATGCAAGCATATTTACTGAAACAGGTAGAGGTGCAGGTGACAATATTTTAGATACACTTATTGATGATAATCCAGATATAGAAAATGAAAAAGATTATTATATGTGGGTAAAACCAGATAGTGAAATAGATAAAGCAATAACAAAAGCTAATGCAGGTGAGTTAATGAGTTTAGCAAGAGTATGGGATATTAGAGATATTAATTTACAAATGCCTATATCATCAGTTGTTCCTTCAGGTGGCACAGATATAAATAGTTATAATTCTTATATATCTGAATACTTTAGTGGTGAAAACTTTAATATTAAATATCCTCATGAAATTATTAAAATGAAACTACCAAAAAAATTACAAAAAGATATACTAAGCAAACCTATCAAACTAAGTAAAGCTAAACAGCAAACAGATAGATTGTTTGCATAAAAAAGGGGAGCCATAAAGACTCCCCCACAGCAAGGCAACACGACTAATTAGGAACCTAAGTTATCTTGGGTTCCTTTTTTTTTGGGCCTTACGATAAAGTGANGGATCACCCCATCGCTTAGTCCAAAACCAGTTACTTAATTTACTAGCATAACCTTCTAACTTATCCATGATACAGTTATGCCAGAAGTAATATCTAAATTTTTTGTATAATCTGTTTAACATCTTCTTGTAGTTTTTTGCAAACAGAATTTGCATGATTAATTATTGACGCACAAAGACTTGCATGAAATGGATGAGTCTTTAACGCTTCTCTAATCTTAGTAACAGGCTTTCCACCATAGTCTATGACTACCATATTGTTTTTATTTAAACCAATCTTAAGTTCAAATAATATTCCTGTATGTTTTAGTATCTCATCTTCTTTCTTTTCTGTCATTGCTTTCTCCTTGTTTCACAAACTCTGCACTAATTCTAGGATCCAAAGGACTTAACGAAGATAGTTTGCTCATGATATTAACTACTTCTCCATATGGTCTAGTCATTAAGTATCTCATAATATCCATTAATTGGTCAGATGTTATAAGATATGTTTTCCCATTAACTTCTTGTTGTTTTTTTTCTCTACTCATTGTTTCCCTCTTATTTATCAGTAAAATATTTATTAAGGGTTTGTATATTCTCTTCTGCTGAAGATATTTTATTTACCAGTTTATCCAACTCATCAATGAACTGTGGATGCTCACCAATACCAACAGCTGAATTAAGATAAACAAGTGCACTAGCATACGCATCTGCTATTTGTGCTTCGTATTTTTTTCTTAACGCATCTAGCATCAGTAACTTTGTATCCATTAGTATCCTCTATATTCATAATAAGTTTTTTCTATATATTCTTCATCTAGTAAATAAGGATTACTACCATTTTTAAAATCATGTAGTTCTCTTAATTCATTAATAGTTTGAGATAGTGTTTTGTTTCTTTGTAAACATCCACAAACTAAATCTACTACTTCTATAAACGCCTGTTTAACTTGTCCCATTACTGACCTCCTTTATTAGCCTAGTTAAATACCAGTGTGCCTTCTGTAAATCTTCTAAAGGCTCACCTTTAAACTTGTATCTAGAAACATACTTTAAGATATTACCTTTTAGGTATCCGTGAAACTCATCGTTAGTCATACAATCTGTAATAACATCTATAGTTTCTTTTCTACCATGTAGATAGTGTGCAGGTGCATTAACATTGTCATATCTAATTTCATTTTCATATGACATATCATGTCCATGATCTATCCTCTTATCATATTGTCTTTTACTTTTTACCATATTCTCTCCTAATAGTTTTAATGTCAATAGTCTCTATATTATAATTACCATCTTTGACTTGTCTTTTAACTACCAGTCCACTCCACCATATATGCTGAGTGTCTCTAGCAAAGTGTTCTGGGTGACTCAAATAACACCCTGCAGATAACCCATGAATCTTTTTACCATTTGGTAAAGTAGATATAGCATAATCTAATAAATGACTATGGCCTACTGTAGCAGAAACTTTATGTTTTGTCAAGAGAGTTCTACCAATATTTTCACCAGATATAGCTGACCCCATAATACCAGATGGGAAGTGGTGTGCATAGTAAATACCATCAACAACTTTAAATTGTTTATAAGGTATCTCTTGCCAACCATATTTCTTAAATTGTAAATCAGATATTTTCATAGTCCCATCTAACTCTGGGTTTTCTTCTACAAATCTATCTATTCTATCCTCATGATTACCATGTAACATTATCTTTTTAAGTTTATGCTTTCCTAAACCTTTATTAAATAAACCTAATGCTTCATGTGAATGTTGCATATCTCTCTGATATCTTCTGCCTTCAAAAGATAACTTTCCTCTGTCATATGTAGACAGAGAATCCATACTACAAAAGTCACCCATGCATATTACATGTGTCGCTTTTATATCTGCGGCTAGTCTACCTGCCCACAGAAATCTATCATTGCTTGCTTTGGGTGTGCAATGAGGGTCACCCATAACTAAGTGCGTTGCCATTAGTTTAACTCCTTTTCACGTTTGGTTTTTAACCATTCTATAAAGTCAATAACATTATCTTCTTCGTCAAACTCTGCTACTGCATTCATGCTTAGGTTAGGTCTTTCGGGGTTTTTTTTATCTGCAGCAAATCCTTTTAATCCATAAACAAAAACAGATTGTGGATCTTGGGTTGCCATTTTTATCATGCCTCTAGCTATAGTAGAACATAATTCATATTGCTCAGTAGTCATCTGAGATTTACTATCCATAGTAATACCACATGTAAATCCTTTCTCCCATGGAGAAATTAAAACTTTTATGCAGTGTTTAAATACGTCTTGTTTTTTAGTCATACCAATACCTTCTTACGTTATCATCATTATACTCTAATACTTTATGTTCGAATCCTCTTCTCATACTTTTCTTGCCAAAATATTCTGCTTTTTTTTCATCATCAAAAATGTGATTACTAAATATTCTATAATCATCTTCTTTTTTCTTTTTAAAAACTACAAAATACAATTGCATATTAACATAGAGAGTAAGTAGAAAATAGACCCCTCAAACTATTCCCCACTACTCTCTGTGTTTTCCTGTTTTGGATTTGTGACAGCAGTGTACCAAACCCATTTAGGATTCTTTCCCTTGGATTGCTGTTGTGGTAAGTGTTGCAATCCATCTCCCCAACATGGCACTTTGTATGCACAAAATGAACATACAGTGCCTAGCGTTCTGTTGCCTGTTGGTTTACCTCTGAAAGTTTCGGCTACATCGTCAAAACATTTCTGGAATTTTGTTTTATTTTTTAATGCAGTATAATTATCTGTTGCTACTTTAATATATTTATTTTTATGATCCTCTTGAAAATCTGGTGCTTCACATACAGTCCACTCACCTGTAGATTTATTGATAGCTATCCAACCACCGAAAGGCTTTCTCATACCTTCTGCGTATAGAAAACCTTGCGATGCATAACCAAAGGAATCATTATTAACTACTTCATTAAAGCCCCCCTTCTCACCAAATTTATGCTCAAAGGAATACGGTGACGCACTCTTAATATCCCAAATCTTGTTATCAATCTCAACATCCAATCTTCCAGACATAGAGTCTTCTTTAAATTTATACTTAACTTCTTTTTGTTCACTATCAATTTTAACTCCTGCAGATTTTAAAACAAATATAGCTAGGGCCTCTATCAAATCTCCAAATGTATTTCTCATTTTATTATTATATGGTTGTCCATCACCTTTAATACCTTTTGATTCCATTTGTAGTTGACAGAGTGGCCTACCTATATTAGACATTCTAGGTTCAAAACTATCCCTACGCTTTTCTGAGAACTGTCTACGCAAGGCACTTTTACATGCCTCGCCAAACTCCTCAACTAAATCCTCAGAAATAGCGACAGGATTGCTAGATACTTTATCAAGATATATTTTTACTTTATCTAAAATTGTATTCATTAAGATGTTAATACTTCCTCTGGAAGTGGATCGTCCATCTCCTCAACAATTTTAGCGTCTTGACCGTCTTGATCATTTGGTTTCTTTGATCTAGAATTTTTGTAAGCTGCAAGCACTTCATCATTTTCTTTTTTTACAGCCTGCTGAAACACAGTTAAAGTTTCATTATCTTCTTGTGTAAACTGTAACTCAGTACCAGATTTGGTATCAAGTACAGGAACATAAAAAGTATTACCACCTTTTTTCTGTCTCTCAGTATCAATAGATAACACTTGTTTAAGCATAACCTTACCACTATCTTTTAGTCTTTTGATAGCATTACTTACAGGTAAGAATGCTGTGCCAGATACTCTGTATAACGTAGGTAGATTTTCTACCTTGTGCTTTTCACCATTAGCTAATACCCCATCAAAACTGACTACACCATACACTAATCTATAGCATCTGATAGTTCTCTGTATCATTTGCTGATCTGGTGTAAGCGAGTCTCTGTCTTTGTATGGAACTTTGCCACAATTAACTCCACCTAACATATCAATTGCCTCATCTTTGTGGGATGAAAAAATAACTGATCTGTTAACATACTCAGCCTTATCAGTATCGTAATGCATATATTGCATACCACTAATAAATGGTCTGAAGTTAACTGGTTTACCATAAGCAACTTTACCTACAGTAGTATCAAACACAGAAAAATAACCTACTGGTATTTGATTACCATCGTCATCTTCTGGGCTTCTATTAATAGATAATCTAGGAATGCCATCACTACTAGATGTACCATCGTCTTGACCTATGGCTTTCATTATTTGCTCATCGGTCATTTGGTTTATATTTATAAGTTCATTGTCTGACATTGAACACCTCCTTGTAAAAATTAATGTATATCATATTTTATAGTAAATGTCAAGTACTATTTTTTATTTTTTTTCTTGTATGGTGGGTATACCAAATCGCATACCCAAAAGAAAATAACAACTGCTAAACAGGTAGATAAAAATATATCTAACATAATCGTGTCTCCTCATCTGTTTGTATTACTTTAAATCCATCATACTCAGCATAATGTTTCCAAGATGAATAATCTTGATGATCTTTATTTAAATACAGAGTATCATAAGTTCCTTCATAACTATTTACAAAGGCTTGATACTCATCGTATACAGTAATGTCTGAATCATCGTACTCATCTAAAGTTTCTAATGCCTCAATCATATTAGTTCTCCAAGTTATAGGCTTTTGATTGTTCAAATAAAAAGTATTCGTATCCGTCATGCTCTTTATTTTCAGTCATCAACTCTGCGTATGCATCTGCACTACGCTTGTTGTTAAACTGTTTTTCAAATATAAATTTATTTGAGTGATCAAACTTACCCATGATTACATATTTTGTAGTTTTATCTTCAGTATTATTTAAACTCATATGGTTATTACCTCCTTCATATCTAACCAGTTATATCCTATTTTTGTCTCTGTGTCAAGTGGAACATTGAAATCTATATTATAATATTCTTTCAATGAATCAATAACACTGCTTGTGCCCTGCTTGAATATTTTACCCATCACACTTTCTTCGCCAGGATAAACATCAGCTACGATAGAATCGTGAACTGTGTTTACGAGTAAACTTTTTACTTTCTGTTCCCTCATTAGATTGTGTATATTTATACACGCTAATGGAACAATATCTGCTGTTGCAAAACCTTGCACAGGATAATTTTTTATTTGTGTACCATAACTAGAGCCACCCCAAGGCATACGCTGAGCATATGGAAATGAGTACTGTCTACCTGTAGGTATTTGTATACATTTAAATTTGATAGCATGCGTTTGTAATTTATCATGCCATGCTTTGATACCTTTATACTTTTCTAAAAACTTACGATAGTATTTCTTCTCATCTTCAGTACCTGTTACACCACCATACAAAGGCTTAAATGTATGTGCTTTAGCATCTTGTCTCGATACTCCAATAATATCTGCAGTATATTGGTGCACATCAATATTATTTTTTATATCTTCCATACCTTGTTTATCTTGTGCCATAAACACTGCAGTTCTAAATTCAAGTTGAGAAAAATCTATCTCTAATATTTTACCACTAGAGAATCTTGACTTAACAACTTGCCTAATAGGAAATGTTTTTCCTCTAGGTTGATTCTGGAAATTAGGATCACGACTCGATAGTCTACCTGTTGCAGTCACTGCCTGCATAAATTTAGGATGTAACATACCTTTGTCATCTGTATGATCTTTTATGCCAGAGATAAAAGTAGACAGATAAGTATCTATAGCATTGTATCTTACAATAGCATCTAGAAATTCTCTAAGTTCTCCCTCAGATTCTGCTGAAAGTTTAGATAAAGTAACTTTGTCTGTTCTAAATCCAGACTCTGATACATCATACACACTTTTAGGTACTTGGTTAAACCCTGCGAGTTTAGCCATTTTGTGATATATAAATCCATCACCATCACAGTCAGAGCATTTAGTATAATTTTTATATGGACTGCCATCTTTTTTTATTCTTTTAATAACACCTTTGCCATCACAAGCTAAACATTTACTGGCACTTGTTTTATATACAGGTGCAGTATTTGTTTTAACTAATGACCTAAATTGATTTAGTGAAAACTGTG